TTGATTGTGACGGAATAGGAAGACCTAAACAGATCGGGCTCAACCTCAACAATTGTCTCCTCGTCAATCATGCGATCGAGGTCTTTTGTATAAGGAGTAAAGTCCTTCAATGCCATGAAATAGCGTGGAAGAGGCAAGTTTGTCTCCAGCAACTTACGGCAGTTGTCTGAGATATTCTGACACTGCTCGTTTTGCTTAACGCACTCTTCTAGTTCTGTAGCATCAAAGCCACCTTCAGGGCGATACCTAAGATATTCTCCCATGAAGAAGCGAGCTTCATATAGGAAGGGTTTCTCGTCGAAAGTGGGATTTCCCTTACAATCAACAAAGGGGATCACCTGAACAACTTGGAGGTAACCAGCTTCTACGAGAGTATCGAAAGCTTGGTTATAAGTGTGGTTAGGCGGAATGTCGAAGGAAAAGCCTTTGATTACTTTGGCGTAAATTGAAAGCACTCCATCGATTGGGTCGATGTAGCAGTTTTCACGGGTGAAGCGAGCAGGAAGTAATTCGTTGGTGCTTGGAGTTTTAACGTAGTCTCCATCAGCAAATGATAAACCTTCCGTCAAGAGTTCGATGGTAACTGGCACAGGAGAAATAAGTTCCTCTGCTTGCGCAGTTCCCAAAGAAGTTGTATTAGGAACAACTTCGAATTTGCGATTGACGACGTAAACAGGAGCACCGGGGCGACGATCCGGCGGAAGAGTAACTGGAGACGGAGGGTATGCAATGGGAGTTTTAGCGTCCCCGGGAACATAAGCAATGATCTGCGGATCGTAATTTCCGGTATCTTGATCAAACGGGTCATAACTACCCGCTCCCCAGTTAGTATAAGCTTTTTCTTCACTAATGAACCCGCTGGAAACCAACTCTTCAAAAGTGAAAAGACCGGGAATAAAGGTAAAGTCAGCAAGAACAACATGAAGAGCACCAAACTCTCCAATTGTTAGCACGTCACCAGTTTTGTACGTACCGCTTACCAAAGGTTGAACAAGCTCCAAGTCCATGTCACCAATGTTGACATGATAGTACCGCGTGTTTTGCTGAGGAGTAAAGCTTTCTACCGCAGGATAGAACAAATTTGCCGCACTACTTTGAATGAGGATAAGGTCATCCTTTTGAATAGCCTCGGCCACATTGAAAGGCTTGGGAGTGATCCCCCGGAACTCAGAAATACCGATTTGTACGGGAGGGAAATATGCTTTGACTTTTTTGACGTCTGGATCAACGTATTGATTAGTTGTACCAAGAGTGATCGGGAAGGAAGTTGTTAAAGCACTCTCAACATCATTCACCTGTTGCTCGTACTCAACGGGGAACACCGCATTAGGAGTCATCACTGAGAACAGATTATCTCTAACTGTCTTTGTGAATGACAGCATATCCTGGGCGTAAGGCTTTGCAGGATCGTACTGAAGGTCAATCACAAAATCGACATCATTAACCTCCATAGGATAGATGTATCCCAAAAACTCAATAGGCAATGACCACTGCATCAGGTTAGTCAAACCTGCTTGTTGCGCTGAGGTAATTGGAGTGCCGTCTGGATTGAGAACGAAAAACGCTACAGAGGGGTTGGTTTGAATGTAATCACCACCATACGGAGTGGCATATGGCTGACCTGGCTTAGTGTAATAGTCAGCGTAAGGACCACCGTAAATGTAAGTGTCGCGCTCACTACGGCGAGGAAGGACAGTTACAGCAGTACCCGGACCGATCGCATCAGAAAACCAATCCTCCCAGTCTTCGGAAGAAACGGGATTTCGACGGCGGATTAGAGAGAAAAAGCGCTCTTTGACTTCAGAGAGAAGCTCTGGGTCTTGCCCACCAGCAGCTGCTTCCTCGTTGGTAACTGAAACAACACCGGCAAGAGAGGTGTCACTACGAGTGATTGTATTTGCAGGAACATTCGCGCCTACTCCGCGGAAAAGGGAGATTGCTCGAACTTTACCAACTGACTGACCGGCCGGAATGGTAAGCCGCTCGACTGTAGCGAAAACGATTGACTCACCACCAGTCAAAGCTGGGTCTGTGCTAATTAGGTACCCCTCATAAACATCAAATTGCTCATCACGAGGGGTAATCGTGAAAGTAATATAAGCAATAGCTCCGGAACCAGTCCGCCTCTGAGCACCAAGAAAAGGCCCGATCCATTCGACAAGAACGGACTCGGGGAACTCATTGGCAAATTGTAAAAATTCAGACTGCGCAAATGCCTGTCCTTCAAGCAGTGCCATAATTGGCGAGCCTGAGGAGAAATCATTCAGCGTAGCGTTGGAGGACTCATAAACACGACGAGCGGCGGCCTGAACAAGCTCTGCCTCATTACGCGGGTCTAGGAGTACCTTAGGTAGTGGGGAGTAATAAGGCATCGAACGCTCCTATCAGACGCCAAAGAAGCCTTCATCGATGACAGGGAAATTGTCCCCAGCATTTTCGATTAGCTCGCTATAGACTTGTTTTGTAATAAGGTCTTCGTCACTAAGGTTAGCAAGTTTAGTAAAGTAATCTTGATCCGCGCCACCAAGATTAAACTTGGCAAGAGTCGACCACGACTTAGGGGCCGTGTTAGGGTCAGCTTGAACTTCATTACCAAACTCCACCAGGCTCATAAAGCTTTTATGAGCTGTGATCGGCGTGCCTCCGAAAGTTTGCTCGGTGGCAAGAGTCACAAAGATATTATCAAGTCCCTCAGCACCGCCTCGCTGAATATCATTGAGGCTAATAGGCGGATAATGCCAATCTAAATCCGCCCCGTCAAAATAGATTTGTTGGGCACCGTTGAGGAATTTGGACGTTACAATAACCCCGGGCCCAAAAGTAGTTTTGCTCATTGGTCTTCGTTCCAGTTAGTAGCAGTGGGCCAGTCCACGCCGGCAATGATAAGATCTAACATGTTATCGAGGGTCTTAATAGACACACCGTAACGTCTTGATATTGAAGTTTTACCCCAATGAAAAGACGTTCTATTTTCCCACTTTTCTTTGACCGCGTCCCATACTTCTTTTCTCCAATGCTTTCTCATATACTGGCGTTTATTGGGGCCGCTCATGATGGCAGTTCCTATGCTAGTATTTCTTTTGTGTTTAGATGTAAGTCCTAGCTGCCTCATTTGTTCTGTAGCGTCTGAAGTTCTATCTCCAAGCCGTTTACTTTCTTTTATCCACGTCTCCCCTCCAAATTCGCAAATCACCCAGTCTCCTTTAATCAAGAATTCTCCCATATCCCCAAAAGTAACCGGAGCCGGAAAGGAACATATCCGATACGGAACAAAACGATTTGACTTTGATCTGTTATAGGTTCCGTCCGCAATTATTTCATTATATTTATTTTTTAACCCGCATACGAGCTTGCTATTACAAGGGTCAATGTGCTCTAACTGAAACTGATTATCCATGAACAGATAATAAAAATCCCCCGCCGGAGTGAACCGGCGAGGGAAAGGAAGTATAAGTTATGAGTGAAATCAGCTGTAATTCCAATCATTGACGGTGAACACGAGTTCGATGGTACCAACGTCACCGCTTTCGCGATCCATTTCGGCCACTGTCAGCTGTTGCAGCTGACAACCGTAAAGAATGTACGGGGTGTTATTGGGGTCATCTCCATTACAGGTTGTAGGCTGAATGGTGATGGTAAGGAACTCGCAGTTATAGTCCGCCCAGATCTGTTCGATCGTGTGGGCAAATGCGGGGTCGTAAGGAGCGCTGAGCGTGACGTCATCCAGTGCGCGAGGGCCGACAACCTTGTAGATTCGGTTGCCCGTGCCATTGGCGTATTGACCGCTCTCAGCCGTATCCACGATCCCAGAAAATGTCGTCCAAATCGTCTCCATACCATTGACGGTGACGATAAAGGCTGACTTGGGAATAGGTACGATAACGGGCATTGGGGTTCCTCCTTATGGTGAAGTGATCGTCTGAAAATCAGGCGAACACGTCAGCACAGAAGAAGCCAGAACCGTAAAGACCAGTTGCGCCCAGGCCAGTGATGTTCACAGCGCGCTCGACAGTGATCTCAGCGCGAACCACACGACGCTCACGGATGTAGTACTCAGGACGCACTGCGGGAGTGCCAGTCAGCTGGTAGGTGTAAGCGAATGCGGGAGTAGCAGCAGAAGCGCCGCCAGCAGGCATCACGGAGTCAGAAGCGGACAGGGGGCTGTAGAACAGCAGCACGGCGTTCTCGGGGAACACGGGCTCGAGGTGGCCGGTTTCGTCAGCCAGCTTACGACCTTCAGCAACGCGGATGCCGCGCTCCAGACCGAAGTAACGAGCGATCACGTCGGTGTCGATCGAATCGGCGGTGGTGAACTGAATGCGGTCGAGGATTGCTTCTGTGGTCAGAAGACGATCGAACACAGCGGAACCAATCACGGCGCTGTTAGGACGGATGCCGATGTGGTTAGCCACAGCGCGCTTCCA